TTATAACGACTCTAACCCCGTTTTCCAAGAGTTCTTTCCAACAATTCCATCCACAGTTAATCCGTGGTTCTTCTGCCAAGTCTTTGTCATGTTCTCCGTGCCGCTGCCGAAATTGCCATCCGCCGTCGTACCGATGATGATCTGCCATACCTTAACTGATTTTCCCTTGCTGCCTTTTTTAATTGTATTCATACTGTAATCCTCACTTTCTTTCACTGTGGTAATGGTTACACCGGTGCAACTCTCTACTTTCTTATTATAGAGAGCTGCTTCGGCTTTTCTTCTCCGCTGTAATCCCGATAATGTTTTACCGGCAGCCTTACAGTACTGCTGCATTGCAGACGGGATCTGATTCATTACTCTGCCTGTACACAGCTTTTTCACGTTGCCCTGCCCTAGGTTAAAAGCAAAGCTGACCAATGCATCAAACTGATTCTGATTAAGTTTGTCTGTAAATGGGACATAGGACGGATTGTTGACATACTTTTCAAACTTTGCCACATCATGCTTTAAATACTCTTCTGCCTGCGCCTGTGTGATCTTCATTCCTTTATGTACGCCTGCTGTGTGACCGTACCCGATCGTCCACACACCAGCAGAGCACTGATAAGCTGCCAACCGGCAGCCTTCAAACTGTTTGATAAGGGCAAGACCAGCCTGTCCGATTTTTCTATTTGCCATGATTATTCCTCACTTTCTTTAATCTCTGTTTTGCTGTCTAACAATTTCTGTGTAATATCCAGTCCTGCAATTAAAAACTGCGGCACATTCACATTCATCTCTACCAGATTTTCCAAGATGCTGCGGACCTCATTAATCAAATATGTAGCAAGGGTAAACCATCCAAACAGCAGCACAAAGTCAAGCTGCACGCCTATGACCTCGCCAATTGCCACAAAGCAATTTGATATGAAAAAGGCAAGTCCAATTACAACCCAATACCATACCTTTTTAAAGATGCCCTTTGCTCCGATGGCACTTGACTCATTCTTTTTATAGAATCTTGCCTTGCAGTACCCGGTTGCATAGTCGATCACATTCAGGATCAGGAATCCGGCAAATAAAAACCAGTACTCGCCGAATAGTGTCACCCCGATTGTTGCAATCAGTCCATAGATCATGTTAATTTTGTCAAATTTCATAAAATTTTCCTCTCTTTCTGCCCGAAGGCTTGTTATTTAAAAGAGCCGGACATGTAAGTTTTTCTTACACATTCGGCTCTTAGGCTCTTGGTTTTATTCAGTTGCCTTTACTGCATCCAGCTTATTGCTGATCTCCTTAAGCACAGCATCTAACTTTTTCCAATTTTCATTTTCCAGTTTCACGTCGTAGAATTCATTTTCTTCCGGGATATTAAATCCATAATTTTCTGTCTGCTGCATCAAGCGTCCTCCTCTTCTGCGTATACTTTTCCTGTAATCTGTTCATACTCTTTCGCCGTGATCCACTTACCTACCGCATTATGTACGCGTTTCTCATTCCATAATCCCTTATCATAGTAATTTTTTACTTTTTCATAATTCTTACTCATCTAAACTTACCTCCATCTGCATTGACATGTAATCAATATCTGCTCTCTGTTTTTCGATGCTGTCTGTGTTTTCGGCTGTCTTTGTTACATTTTCAGCCAGGCTTTCTGATACTGCTGTGATTCTTTTCTCTGCATCGTCCTTTTCCTTTCCCAGTACGACTGTTTTCCTGTCATCCTGTAAAATGATCTGCTCTAAAACAACATATCCTGGGATAACAGATGTTAATTCATCATTGTCTGTGTAAACATTCAATACAGTAATACTTTCTTTGTCAGAGAAAATCTCCTGCAGCTCCTCACAGGTTCTTTCGTCTGTGAAATCAATGTTTAATTTTCCATCAGCATGGTTGATGGTTTCAATGGTTAATGTGGTTTTTGCGGTTTTTAATTTCATAAATTTTCCTTCTTTCTTATTATTTTTTGCAAAACAACGGTTTAGCGTCCCATAAATCAGCTAGCGACCATGATAATCGCTATTACACAAAAGCACAAATTGACTCAAAAAACGATGTTTTTACAAAAAAAATTAACGAGTACAATATTGATGCAGCGACTGAAGCAAACAATCTTACATGGTTAGTGGTACTTGACGGAGTAACCTTAAAACACCGTGAAATGCGCACATTGCATGTTGATAAAGCGGATTATTTAAGTTCATTTTGGGCATCAGATGGAGCACCGCATAAAATTTCGTTTGGCTTTGACAGTGCAAGTTGGAACGTTATTGTTTATGTTGATGGAGTTCAAATCGGTAAAATTGTAAATTAATTTTTTGATAAAAGTGCCAAAAGCGGTGACGTTCGGGCAGATTAATACGAAAATAACTGCTATAAAATTGTGTTAAAAATCCTTAAATTTTACAGTTTAGGCGCGATCTTTACCATACTTAACCATTCCTGCACATTAAGATTTGAACCTGAGTTCTGATAAGTACTGAGTGTCCCGGTCTGTCCCGGTCCGAAAGTGCCACCACTCGTTACTTGTAAAGTTACTGCACTGCCGGATACCGCAGGAACTCTGATTCGTCCCATGACATAATTAGATGTTGTGTTGGTTATAAAAACTTCTCGAAATCCGTTTGCGTTTGAACTAAAAGTGACAAGTCCTGTAACAAGATAATATCCATCATCCGGGACAGTGAAATACTGCACGACAGGAGTCTGGTCATTATAATTTGTCATAGTATTGGATAAGCCAGATACATTATTTTTGGCATCCGCCTTTTTTAAATATGTGTCTGGAATGTTATTACCATCATAATCTGCACTAGCACGGGCAACACGCACAGCAGGATATGTACCGTCAGTTTTATCAGCATAAATATCGACAACATTATCATTTTACACATTAAATTGGGGAAACAATGTACCGACAAATCCAGACCAGTCTTTTGCTACTACTTTTAGGAAATATTTATTGGCTAAACCGTCGTTTAGTACACTGATCTGTTTTGCCAGACTCCCATCCACATTCGGATTCGCCTGTCTTGCATCAAGGGCAAAACCTACTTCCGTGGTAGTGTTATTGTTGGCAACTGCCGTTTTCTTTAAATATGTTTCGGAAATGTTCTTTCCATTTCCATCACATTCCGCTTTTTTAGCTGATGCCACATTTTTATCACAATCCGATGTGTTGTCTACCTGATCCAATCCCTTAAAAAGTTTTTCTACACTCTCAAAATTCTCATTCACGGTTTCCATATCCACCGGATCCGTTCTTTCAAACAGCTTAAATTTAAAAATATCTGTAAGTTTCATGTTATCCTCTCTTTCTCAGTCCGATTTCTGCAACCTGTTCCACTGTAAACCGCGATAATTCTTCCATTGTATAATTCGCGATATTTTCTACCTTCGAACTCAGATTCTTCGGAATACTGATGTTTCTTAATTCCCAGTGTGTAAACTGCCCCAGTATAATATGCGGATATGGTTTTAAGCTCCTGTACTGGTTGTAAAGCAGTTCTGTGTTAAGCAAAATATTGCATGGCACGATTTCGTCTAAAATATCCACCACAGAATCATATTGATTTTTCTGCGCTATACCGATTTTAACGATCATTGTCTGACCGGGAATATCAAAGTCTATTGCGTACTCTGTACCACACAATTCCTTTAATTTTCTTTCAAGGAAAGCATAGTTATACGGCAGACACACATTCCATTTGGTCAGACACCGGAAGATTCTATCTTCGAGCGTATCATCACTTTTCGGCGTCATTCCAAGAATCTTTTCAAACCGGGCAATTCCCTCTTCGTCACAGGATATAATGTACCGGTTATCAATCATCCTGTTATGCCTGGATTCCAACAATCGAAACTCCGGTGTTTCCGTATCCATAATTTCAGCCAGCTCACTGTATTCCTGCAAATACAAAGGGAGCAGCTCCTTAAGATTGATATATCTATCCTCCATAAGTAACCACCCCCATGACCGGGATCTCATATTCTGTTAATTCAAGATTTTGTGTACCCCCATTGATGGTTGTTCCTGTCACATCAAGCACACCTTTCACACCCATGATTGCAGCATCCAACGACGCAACTCTCACGATCAGATGATTCTGGTTCTCCCAGTCCTGCCGCAACGATAAAATGTACTTTTTCATTGCGTCCTCAATCAATGCTTTACATTCATTCAATCCATAACCACTGTCAAAGGTGATATTCATTGCAATATTTACCACTGACTCTTTCGCCGTCTCGACCGTAACCACATGCCCGATCGGCGCCAGCCCGTCCCCCATGCCATCACCGTTTGGATCAAACTCTTTCTGGACTACAGATATCAATGTATCCGTAGCTTTTCCATGTGCACTGTCTAAAATAACAAGTTTCACTGTTCCTGGACCATTCCACGTCCGTATCACTTTGACTGCTCCGACTCCCGCCAGTGCAAGCGTTTTGTTTCGATAATCTTTTACATTACCGGAAAATGCCCTTTCCTCAAACGATTCAAAATACCTCTGCCGCAGGGATTCTGTACTTTCTTCCGCTTCTCCATAGATCAAAACCCTCGTGATCTTTGCAGTCGTGAGACCGGAAATATATTCGATTGGCAGAACATCTCCCGTATATTCATTTCCGACCGTACCGATCTGCTCACATGTGACCTGTCCGGGAGCTGTAACGATATAGGTATTTTCCCCGCCAGTAAATCTTTTTCCGTCCGCAACCTCCACATCGGTTTCTAACTCAAGTACTGCCTGAGTTGCTTTCTTTGGCGTAATACCGCGATCCGCACATAACCGGATCAGATATTCCCTTGATGCCGTGTCTCCAAATGTCTCTGCCAGCATGCAGTCAAATGCAATATACATAGACGTCAGTTCCACTGCTGCCGGTGCCAGTGCAGCATAGATTGGCGAACTCTCCCTTTTATCCATTGTCTCAGGTACGCGTGACAACATACGCTGTAAAATCACATCAAACGTCTGATCTTCATACATTACACATCCACCTCCTTCTCAATCTTCGCATTTCCAAATTTCGTGTGCACGGTAAATTTAACGATCAGCGTTTTTCTGTGCACTTCAAACTCAAAATTATCTACCGAGTCTATCCGGTCATCCTGTGTCAGAGCTTCTGTAATCCGCCGTTCCACTTCCACCATGACATAATCCATCGACTTGCCGATGAGGTCCTGCAATTCCACGCCATAGTTCCATGAAAAAATAATGTAACGGTACCGCTCTGTATTCAGGATATTGTAAACTGCCTGCTTTACCGCTTCCAAACCATCACATTCGCCTACAACATTGCACGTTTCCCGTATCATGTGATGACATAAAGACGGCTGTTCTGTTACCTCGATTTCTTTTAAACTGTTAACTGCCGGAATCATGTCACACCACCCTGTCCGCAACTAAAAACTTCTGGCCGCCCTGCTGCCGGATCAGTACAACCTGCTGACCTGTTTTTAATCCGCTGTAAATCTTCATTTCCTTTTTCACACCGTTTAATTCAATGTCCACGGTACGATCTGTTAAATGTTCCGGCACGATAAGCTGTGCGCTGGCTATATCAAACCTCTGCTCCACTTTGATTTTTAACGGAGCTGCCGCTATCACGGTGCCGGACATCACATCTGCCGGATATCCCGCCTCATTGACTCCATTTGACACCTGCTGTATCGCCCTCACAAAATCGTTTGCATCATGCACTGAAACCACCTCCTGATAAAGTTAAATCCATTGTGTGTTTACTTTCACCGTATTTGTGTACGCATTTTTCTACGAGCATCAGATTTTTTATCTGCACATCTCCTAAATCAAGCTGCACAACGACCAGCGAACCACCGCGCACCCTCGAATCACCGCAGGCATCTTTGATCGTTAGTGTCTTTGTAGCTTTGTTGTATAGTTTCAAGAGTGCATCTGCTTTCGCCTGCCCGTTCTCTCCATCCTGCAGCGTATCAAAGTACTGTAAGATTCCCCAGTCATTCATGTGGGAGGAATCCTGTGCAATATATACATCCCTTTTTCCTGTCTTTTCATTATCAAAGACCAGCTTGATCCGGTTGTAGGTATCTGAATCAATCGAAGATTCATAATCATAATTCTGTCCGGTCTCTGCATCTATGACGATAGGCACATACATATCACCGATAAAAGACAGATTCAACTTTCCGCCGTCATCATGGAGAATGTACAGATCACCCGTATTCTGTAATGTCAGATCAAGTGCATTTCCAATCATATCCATAAGAGACTCGTTATCTTCCACTCTCGATGCAATCTTCCATATGGTATCCACGATCGTGCCGAGATTAAAACCAAAATTATTGGCAATCTGCATCACGACCTCAGCAGCCGTTTTGTTCTCATATACCATTGTGTCTTTGTTTTTCAGATACCGGATCTGGTCATAGGCAGTTACTTTTACAATATTGCTCCTGTCGCGCTTGATTTTGAAAATAAAACCATAAAACACACCTGTTTCTCCATCCTTAAAGCGCACCGGGTTTCCTTCCGCAATCGAAATCCCGGTATCCACAAAACTAAATTCTATGGAACCGGGACTAATCTGCCGCTCTGTGGTCACTTTTACTTTTTCCTGTACTGGGGGCAGGTAAACTGTGCTGCCGTTTTGAATTAACAACTCGTACATGGGGCTCTCCTTTCTGGTTTTCTCATTATTTTTCCTCACTTTCTTTAAATTTTATATATAAAAAGAAAGCCTGTTTCCAAGCTCTCTAATCTTATTTCTTATTACTCACATATATTTTCTAGCTGCGCTTCAATAATCAACCACATCTTATTCATAGTTCTATATGCATCTGGTCTATTATCACAAGCTCTTAACATTTCCGCCTTAATATCTTCTCTTTCACTTACGGTAAGATTTTCAAGATATACTATCAACTCTGCTATCTGCGGAATAATTGATATAAGAAATTCTCTTTCTGTCATTCCACTGCCCGTTTTATTCTCGCGTTCCTCTAATACTGTTCTTTCCATGCCGCGCCCCCTACCGTGTGATAATATCCAATGCTAATTGCTCATATGCCGGAATTTTAACAAACTGCTCTCTGACTTCAATTCCTGCCTGATTAAATATGGATTTAACCACCATAGCAATTTCATGCGGGCAGGCACCCTCTGACTTCATTATACGCTCAAATAAGCGGCAGGCATTTGTTGCACTTTCCAGTGCCGCCGGAGATACTGGATACTGATATGTAATGGAATGTACTGGCTGTGGATTGAAATAATTTTCTTCTAAGCAATCAAACTGTTGCCACGCCTTATCTGTGTCAAGAATCTTACAGTGTCTACTTGCTCCTCTCTTTGTCCATAAGTAAATTTGATTAATGTTAGGTTTCACAACGTAAATATCATTTACGTTGCGCTTGAACATCCGCAGTTCCTCTCCTTTGAGAATGTAGTAATGTTTTCCTTCCGTAAATCTATCTTTGTTGTTATTGAAATTTACCCTAACATTATCAGCCGATGTTTCATAAACGTCTGCCAGTTGCGCCGTTGTAATAACTCTCTCGCCATTCCACTCTACCGCAACAATCCGTTTGTCATTCACTTTTACTACTTCATTCTGCATTTTGCAATTCCTCCTTGCAAAAACTGGCGGAATCCCCTATAATGCTAATAGGAAATTCCTATGGTTAATAGGTTCCAGTGGAGCAAACACGCACTCGCCAAAGTTATCGTGTTTGCTCTTTTTTTGCTTCCAAATCCCTTTTTACGCAACCAGTAATATAATCTTTCAGCGTAATACCATTCGTGAAACAAAAGATTTTTAACTGCTTGTGAAACTCTTCATCGAGTTCAATTATTACTCTTTTCACTTCTACTCATCTCCTTTCGTGTTTACTATCAGAACACATTAATTATTATATTTTCCAATCAATGCTTTGTCAATATATATTTTTACAATTTATCCAATTTATGTTATTATGTTTCTAGGAGGTACACATATATGATTAGAATAAAAGAATTGCGCACTGAAATGCACCAATCATTACGTGATGTTGCTAATGACTTGAATATATCCTATTCCTCTCTAAGCAAATACGAACGTGGCGATCAACAACCGAGTTATGAAACACTAATACGAATTGCAAATTATTTTAATGTAACAACAGATTACCTAATAGGAATTACTAATTCTAAATCATCAGAAAACAGAACTATATGCGACCAATTAAATCTTTCAGATGAAGCAATTCAAAAATTAAAGCAACTTCCATTAATAATAGATAAATACAATGGAATTTCCCTATCTGATATTTTGAATTTTATAATTATACAACCAGAATTTGAGCATCTATTAAAAAGTATCCTTTTATACAAAATAAGGACCCCTGCCGATTGGTGTAATATGGAAAATTTTCTTAATAAAGATAACGCAACTCCTATCCCTCAGCACCAAATTAAAGAAATAGACAAATTATACATCATACAGCAATTTAATAATATTTTATCTCATGTTCTGGAAGATGAAATTACCACTTACAATACTGTTACCAAAACCAAAAACGATATTACCATTTCCACACGCAAAGAGACCACTTCTGACTAAGCAAGACCTTATTTACAAAAATCCCCGCCTACGTTATGTAAGTGGGGATTCCTTTTTTAATATTGCTTCCGACGAAATTCGTTCAAAGCAATTTACTGTGTAATCATTTCCTGACCATCAAATATAAATGACTGGATTGTATTCGTGTCTGTGTCGATAATAAATTGAAATTTACTTCTTGTCTCTGCACCAAAACTATTTTGGGCATCTACATATCCCTGAACAGTTGCAATATTCTTTTCTTTGCCAAATCCCCATTCAAGAATATTCGGAAATTTAGCTGTTGATGGGGATTTTAACACCTCTTTTACCTTATCCTCACACTTGATCATCAGATCAGAAGCCTCATCTTTTGTAAATGTATAATCCTGTAATGTTGCAACAACATTTCCATCTACATACAGATCATAATCTGCATATCTCACACCATAAACAGTTTTATCGGCGTTCAGATACAAGATAACATTATCGATATTATCACTCACACAAATGCGATAGCCTGTTTCTCCATCCACATGAGCATTATCTAATAATTCATCGTGAGTAATATCTTTCACGCTTTCAATACCACATTCTGCTAATACGGCATCAATTGCACTTCCCTGATCAGCCGTTACATCAATATAATTTGTTACAATATGCTTCTTGTATTTCTCTGGGTTTTGTTTCGAATCCTTTACTGCATGTATCATAGATGCTCCAAGCGCCACTACAAAAGCCAAAACAATAATAATAGGCACCAAACAACCATGTCCTTTTTTCTTTTTCCCCAGTGCAGACATATTCTGCTGTTGATCTGCTGTCTTAATATTCGTTGTTCCCTGTACCTCCACTTTCGCCTCATCCGTTGTTTGAACGGGGCAGCCGCAATGCGGACATGCGGTTGCTTTATCGCTTATTTCTTTTCCGCATTCCTTACATTTGATTAATGCCATAACTCTTTCCTCCTTCGTGTTATAGGAAAATTATACAGCATACTCTGTCAAATGTCATTATTTTTTATGCTGCCGGGATCGTAAGCACCTGCCCCGGATATATCAGATTCGGATTCCCACCGATCACTGATTTATTGGCATTGTAGATCACGCTCCACTTTCCGCCATCGCCGTAAAATTGCTTCGCTATCTTCCAGAGACAGTCCCCGGAAACTACGGTATAGCTCCCCCCACTTGGTGCATTGCCTGCTGTTCTGGTCTGCTGCATTGCCGCCTGTGGTTTTGGCAGCGATATATCCACGGTACAGGTCTTTGTGATAAATTCACGGTACTGTTTCAGTTTAATCTTGACAGTCGTATCAAATCCCTCTCCGGCATCATCCACAATGGAATAATCCTCAAGAGAAACTGTCATGTTGGTATGAAATAACTTCTTGTCGTTTGGAAACGCTCTTGTCATGATATACTGAAAACTTTTCTTCTGTAACTTTAATTCTTCCAGCTTATCCAGATAAAACTTGGCATTCCGGAACGTCTCTGGATATAGGGCAAACGGATATTCTGTATTTGGAAGCAGAAGATCAAATTCCACATCTGACAGCCCTGCGGCTTTCAAAATATTTGCTTCACCCTCATTAATCAGAGTTACCGTTTCGTTCTGATTATTGATTTTTACTGTCACTTTGGATGGAGCAATCGGAAACAGCACCCTATCCAGATATAATTTATATGCCATTTCCTACACTCCTTCCCGGACGGCTTCTAATGCTTCTAACACTTTCGTTGTCATTCCATCCACGATACCATCCAGATCTGCATTACTGCTCACGTTGTTATTGTTCGTCATATCCAGCTTAATCTCCGCAGTCGTAAAACGGTTGATTGCCTCCTGCTCTGCAATGTCTCTAAGGTATTTCAGATCCTCGTCCGTGATATCCACAGAATCTTTGATTGCACTGGTATCATCCGCGATACTGCCAAGGTTGCCACCTGCACCGGAATTTGCAATTGCATCACTGAAACTGGATGTGTAATCATCTGGATTTGGGATATCCACTTTGCCAAAAATATCCGCTAGGCTGAAATTTGATATTTTATCATCAATTTTCTCTCCAAAATTATATCCTGAATTCCATGCATTCCCATAATCGAACCGGTTGAACTGATAATCTGACATTTCTACCGTCTTTAAAATTTCTGATCCACCATTCTCAGTTATCACGGCATCCACTTTTGCCTGTACTTTGTTCTGGAATCCCGCTACTGCATCCGCAAGACTACTGCCAAATACCGCATCAAGCATCCGGGCAGCTGACTCAATTACTTCCACTATAAAGTTAAACAGACTTAAAAATAGAGCCTCTATACCGGCGATCGGGTTATTAAAAATAAGTGCAAATGCATTGACAAAATTTGCGATCGCATTCCACAACGAAACTCCAAGACCAATAATTGTATTTATCAGTCCAATGAAAATATTCCCTATAAAGGCCCCTGCCGTCGCAACAGTTCCACAAATCAATCCTGTCGCAGAAGTCGTTGTTCCAGCAAAATGGTTTACTGCCGCAACTGCCGCATAAATAATCGCTGTCAACAGTACAACTGCTATAATTATAAGTCCAACTGGATTCATGCTCATAACAGCATTGAATGCGCCTTGAGCTGCCGTCCATGCATTTGTAGCCAGTGAAGCTGCCCTGGACGCTATCTCTGCCCCTTTTGTAAATGCCGTATAAATTACGATAGCCGCCGCAACCCCTAATATGATAGGTTCTATAATTGACCAATGATCTGCCACGAATCCAGCTACGGCCCCCACTAAATCAAAGATATTCAGCACAATATTTGCTGTCGTTGCCATCGCTTCGATCGCTTCATCAACAAATCCCTGGAATGCATTGCTGTTCGCCATGCCGTTTAATCTTTGAAGAACCGGCTGGAAAGCCATAACTGCAGTATTCTGCATCGACTGCCAGATCTGCCCCCAGGTCATCGGCATTTCATCAAACTTGGCATTGATATCATCCGCCGCAGAAAAGATCGCCGCCTTGACAATATCCGCTGTTATTTCGCCGTCTGCCGCCATATCCCTGATCTGTCCGATCGGAACATCCATGTAATCTGCAATATTCTGGATCAGGTTCGGCGCCTGCTCAAAAATACTGTTTAACTCATCACCGCGGAGTACGCCGGAACCAAGGGCCTGTGATAACTGTAACTCTGCATTTGCTGCTTCCTGTGTGGATGCACCGGCGATCGTCATCTGCTTTTGAACTAAATCTGCAAATGCAACAACCTCTTCCGAGTTGCCAAATGCATCCCGTGCATTATTGCCGAATCTTGCAACAACCGATGCCATGCTATCTAGCGATCCACGCGCATCCTGTGCCGCAGCATATACCATATTGACAAGTTCTGACGTCTCATTTGCAGTTCCGTTTATCTCATTAAAGGAATTATTCATCAGATCCAGTCTTGAGGTTGCCTGCGTCAATTCATCGGATATACTTAAAACTTTCCCGGCGCCCTGTATACTGATATACGCTCCGACTGCACGTTTGATCGTATTTACCAGTTCGTTTGAACCGGACACCCCCTCCTGGATCTCCTGGTTAAATCTCCCCTGTTCATCCGTATTATCACGGATATACCGCTCTGTATTGCCTACTGTCTGCGATAACTGGAGATATGCCGCATTTGCACCGGACACATCCATGTTCTGCATGGCGGTATTAAGATTATTCTGCTCCTGAATCGCCCGGTCTAATTGTGATCTCAACTGTTCCAACTGGGAGTTGGCGGTGTCTGTTCCCATATTTATCGGATTACTTTCAATCTGCTGTATCCGTTCCCGGATCGAATCGATTCTGACAGCCATGGAATTGAGATCCTGAAACATCTCCGGCGGAAAGATCGCTGTACTGTATGCCTGCCTTGCAATATCGTTCTGCGTGCTGCTCAACTGCTCTAACATGCTATTGGTACTCTGTACTTCCTGCTCGAACCGATCTATCCCGGTTCCTGTAAACACATCCAGATTGTTCGTTTCCCACTGCACTGGAATCTCGGCCGGTTCAGAAGTTCCTACAAGCGGATTCGGGGCAGAAGCTGGCTGCTGTGCCACACCGTTCAACGCAATCAAGGATGCTGTTGCTTCATCGATTGCCTCTCGCGCTCCCTCTAAGCTGCTCGTATCAATATCCATCGACATTGCCTGCTGCATATCATACATTTGTGCTGTTGCAAGGTTGACCGCATCCATAATGCCATATAAAACACTGGTAAACTGGTCATTAAGCTCTATCGCTGTCTGAATAGCTGCCATACATCACACCTCCTTCCTAATGGATTTTGTTCTTTAACTTCCGCTCTTCCTCTTTCTTATCCTCAATTCTTTTCTTGATTGAAGCGGTTACAAATGCTTTTTCCCGCTCATCCATATTTAAAAATACAGATGGCAGGATATGTAATTTCAGAAGGGCATAGTAAGCAAAGTTCGCTTCGCTATCCCCTCCTTCAATTAGTTTTTTGCTTCGTCCACCAGATCATTAAAACTCTTGTCGAATCCCTGAAATTTCTGCATCCACACTTCAAACATCTGAAATTCACCGGCACCATCCACCATTGCGTACAATAAATCTTCCGGTGTTTTCACGCCGTAAGAATCCTGTAATTCTTCATCATACAGATCAGGATACACGGTTGCTGCCGCCATCATCTTTGACAGATATTTTTCTGTATTCAGTCTTGGGCGGTACATGTTTGGCTTGCCGGTCACCGGAACCTCTACAGTACATGCATTGCGCAGTTCCTCATTCTCGCGTGATGTGATCTGGCGAAATTCCCAGAGAAGCGGCTTTCCGTCTGTATCTGTAAGGCTCGCTGTTGGAGCATACTTCTGATTTTCTTTTACTTTTTTATTTGCTTTCATAAATCTGCTGAATTCTGACATATCTTTCTCTCCTTTTCATTTAAAAATCCCCTCCCGCTGATGCAGGAAGGGAACATCATTAATTTGTTCTAAAACCCTCTAACTCTTTGAATTTTTCCGGCATATCCCAGCTCTCAAAGGTTCCTGAAATATCTTCATCCAGAAGCTCCTCGCCTGCCTGAAACTTTGAAAGAATAAACGAATCGCACAGGCATCCCCTGTGAATTACCGTCTGTCTGCCGGCACCGCTTGATGGATCTTCGTTGCTCACCTGGATCTCAAAATAAGGCAGGTTTCCTGTCTTCTGATACTGGTTTGCCATTGCGCGGAGCACTGACTGATTATAATGTGCAGTTCCCTTCCAAGTACCCTTTCCACCGGCAGCCTTGTGTCCCATGCCGACTTTGCCTAAAATCTTGACATCTTTAATCGTGACATCCCATTTACTTTCAAAATCTATCAGATTCATAAAATTGTATCGTCTCTTACCAATCGTAATAAAACACTCCGCAAGGCTTCCATAGAAGGCATCGCCTGCATCCATGATAGCTGTATTTCTCATCTTTCTTCACTCCTTCCTACGCTACCGTGACAGTCATATAAAGTTTGCTCATCGCATTAACAACTGTCACCATATCTGTGATCACTACAGACTTTTTCGATTCTCCCTGTGCGATCGTAATATCATCTTCACTAAAGTTCTCGATCGCCCTGATTTTTTCAAGTTCCCTGTGGTGTGCCACAATGTCAGACCAGAGAGACGTTCTTCCTGCCGCATCATTCGATATGGTGCCGAGATATTTCGTACTGAATAATACGGCGATATCATTACCGATCTGATCGATCACGCGGACCGTCTGATTGTCTTTAAAAAGTTCTCCCTGTGTATCTGTCACACTTACCATGGAGTTGATATCATCCAGAACACGGATATCTGAATTTACCCTGTGCAAGACAAATTCTCCATTTTTGACAGACTCTCTTAACTGATTCTGCGTATACGATGTATCTACTGTAAAGGAACCGTCGTAAACCTTATTCTGACAGGATTTATTAATCTCACATCCACATTCTGCCCCGGTAACCCAGTATACAAGACTCGCTTCACCCCATCCCGCATCTGTGGTCATATTTTTTACATCGATGACTCCCAGGTAATCAGCGGAAATATTATATAGTACCACCTGAAACTTAATTCCAAGTTCATCGCGCAGACGTTTATTAAATGCCACATACAATTTTTTTGTCGTATCATCTGTTACCACAACACCCATGGTATTAAATGAATACGACTCGATCAGATCTAAATATGTCTGATGTGCCGTTCCGTCTACCGTCCCATTCGTTCCGCCTGTCAGCGGTGCGGCTGCTGTTTCTGTCAGTTCAGGCTCTCCTTTAAATGAAACATAATCGTTTGGTACAAGCTCTTTTGCAGTTTTTACTGTCTGCGTGTCTACTTTGGTTGTGCCAAGGTAAGTAATAACGTCAAACTTATCAGCATCGTCCGCATTTTTCTGTACAGCGATTCGGATATCATTGCCACGGGTTCCGCTGTACAATGCTGTTGCCATGGTATTTGCGGCCTTTACACCGCCACCGTTTAAACGGTATGCATAGAGTGTCTGAGCCCCAAGGAACAGATCATTCAGTCCTTTCATTTTCGGATCATCGAATGCATAACCAAAAATCTTCATGCTGTTTTTCTGGAAGTCCTCGTTTGTCACCTCAAAGACTTTCCCTTCCGCGCCCCAGTCAAGTTCTAAAGGCATTGTCGCAATGCCTCTGTCTGACAGATTTGCGTTTGCAGATGCCGCTGATACAAAATTGATATAAGTTCCCGGCAGCACTTTATTCTGTGCGGTAAATGTTCCTCCACCTAAAGCCATTTATTTCACCTTTCCTTTCATATATTTTTCTAATAACGTGTCCGTTTCTGCTTTTGTGTACTTTTTGTTTTCATCAAGCAATGCGTCCATTATATCTTTCCTGGCACTGTACTTTGCACAGGCAAGAAGCTGTTCTTTTGTAAATTTCTGTGCCGCTTTTCCCTGCGGCTTTTCTAATACCTTCCCGCTCGCATTTGCCATTTTGTTACTCTCCCTTCATTTCTGACTGAATTTTGATTTGTCCCATCACCTCAGGACTTGCCGTTTTTTTCAGGATTACCCGGTTATAATTCACAAAAAAATTCAATACACCATCCACCAGTTCATGGTTCTTATTCGTTCCACGTATTGCTCTGTCCACATCTAACGGGGTAACATACTCTAAAGCAAACATCATGCGTTCTGCCACATCGTTGCACTCTGCATTTGGGTTCAAATTAGATTCCGGAAAGTACTGGATACAGAATGCATTATTTTGCAGATACCGCCGCCCGCAAAGTGGGCTTATATTCTGATCGATCAACTGTACAAAAAAACAGGGCTCTTTCAAGTCCTGCTTTATCTCTTCTGTATGAATTTCATAGCCATCTCCAAACTCGCTGTCTAAGGCAATGCTGATTGCTTCTATAATTTCATTTATCATTTCATGATATCCCCAAGGTATTTTCTGATCTTTCGTTCAAGGATCTGCGGTGCCATGTTCTGTAACTCCTGTTCGGAAATCTTCATCATAAAATGCCCTTTTACCCAGCCTTTATGATTTGCTGTCCTGTGACCGTATTCAACATAACTGGCATATTCGACCGGATTTACGATCTCGATCACATAGGTGCCCCCGAAATGATTTACCGTAAGACTGTCTGCGTATCCCTGTGCTGATGCCCGTTGTCCCGCTGTCCATCCCCGGCGAAGAGTTCCGCCTTGTTTGCCTTTCACTTTTTTCCCTTTATGTGAAAAACCTGTCTCACAGGTATAAGACTGCCCGGAATAATCCCCGACGGGTGTTCTTTTTACGACTAACCGCAAAAGCTTTGCTGCCAGTTCCTTCGCGCACGCCTCCACAAACGCATTCGGATCCTGCAGCTTTTCCATTTCTCTCTGCAGCTCCGTAAGTCCCCGGATATTAAAACTTCCCATTCCTGCCATCATGCATACCTCTCTGACAGTGTAAGCACAATCTCCTGATGCGTCGGATAAACCGCAGGTACACCACTGCATTCATATGCTCGCGTCACGCCTGCCTGTGTCACGGTAATCTTTGCACCCGGCTTGATTTGTGTATCCGGAGACAGAAACAGTTTTGTGACCTGTGCTGTCTTTGCAGCTGATTCCGTCTGGTCTACTGCGCTAATATTCGAATACGACAGGCGGCATGGCTCATCCTCTAACACAACCACTTCCTTTTCCGATGTGATCTTTGTTCTCGAATCCTTGATCTGCTGAAATTCTGTTACTGTGCATGTTCCATCGTATGTCTCTTCCTGCGCCTTTCTTGCCATTGCCTGCATTTTCTTAATTGCATCTGAGATCATCTCCACGCCACCTTTCTGTATCGTTTCAATGAGGATTCATAATTTTTCAGCACTGTGCTCTTAAAATTGTCATCCACATACTGACGGAATGAGGTAGAAGTGTCCCCCTCAGAAATAGAGGAAACCGCGCCAACTGCTGCCGACTCACTTCCAATATTTTCATTCCGATACAGATCCATTGCCATGCGATAGCCGGTGTTTATCAATCCATCCGGCATTTTCTCCACATGGCAATAGTTTTTTATGATTTCCTCAACATCTGCAATGACAAATTCAAGTACCATATCCTTAGAATCATCCTCAATCCCAAGAAGTGCCTTTAATTTTGCCAGATCCATAGGTTACCCGATCTTATGCTTAATTGCAACGATACGAAGCTGTTTCGGTTCGTATACCGGATTCCAGTTCTCTGCCATTGCAAGTTCTGCTCTCGTCGGAGTCTCCACATGCTCTCGTTTTGCCCCGGTATATGCGATTCCTCTCGGATGCAGGATAAACGCTTTACGGTTGATCAGGTAATCCACACCGCCGCCAGTCTGCTTGTCACGGTCCACCTCAGTCGCAACATGACCGACCGGAGAACCATTGCCGTAAGCAACTGCTCCATTACCAAAAAGGTATGTTGTGTATACATCATCAGCAACCGGGCATCCATCATCTACGGTCACACGTCTGCCCTGATAGGTGTCAAACTCAACATCTGTAGAATCACGCTCTGTCTCGATCAGGTTCAGCTTTTTCAGATAAGATTTTGTAGCAGAGTGCATTGCCACACCGGTAAGCTGCGACTGTGCATCTCCAAGCATCTGACATGCATCGATAAATGCAGATGCGCTAATCCGCTTTGCAGCCTCTGCTTTTCCTGTAGTCAGATCAAGAATATGATCTGCCATTCTGGTCTCCGCTTTCGGTGTTCTGCTTGGATCTGCCGTGGTGGTTCCAAATACGCCCGCAAGAATCGCAATCAATTCCTTCTGCATATCGCGCGCCCAGTACTGTGCCACCAGATCACCGATTGCTTTCATCGGGTCTGCACCTGCTAATGCTGCAGAAAGATTTGTAGCAGCCCACATTTTCTGACGGAGAATTGTGGTGGATACATCTTTGTTAGAACCGATCTTTGCCGGTGTCATCTTTACATCCTCCAGTGTCGGTTCGGATTCTCCCTGTAAATCCTCAAAGAACGGCATATTGTGTGTTCTCGCCGCCTCGGATGCCAGTGCATCAAATTCCGGGCTGTTTACCACGATCCCGCTCTGGAAAAACGCGGACAGCTCCATTGTTCTGTTGATTACATACCGGTTAAAAAGTTCCGGTACGATCACGTCTGCAATTTTTGTAATTGCCATAAATAGTTACCTCTCTTTCTAAAGTGTTACCCCTGCGGCTGCTGCCATTGCTTTCGCCTGCTCCGGGTTGGATTTTAAAAGTTCACCCTGTTTGGTCAGATTAAACGTCTCTTTTGCAAATGGGTTTGCAGTTCCTGTGCCACCAGTGCCGCCCTGTGGATGATACGGCGGTTTTGGCTGATCCTGCTTAAACAGATGTGCCATAGCCTTATCTTCCTTGTATGGCTTTACCGCTTCCTCTACGCCGACCGGTTTACCTTCTTTGTCGAATGTGAATTTGTCCAGCCCACCAGCTTTGTAGATCAGATAATCCGGATCAAGTACTCCCTGTTTTGTGAGGGAATCTTTTAACGCATAAGTCTTTGAAATCTGCTCATTGGCTGCCTGCTGCTCTTTTAACTTCGTCTGAAGGTCTGTGATCGTAGTCTGCAATGTTTCATTATCTGCATTGTTCTTTTTCAGATCTCCGATCGTAACATTGAGTGTCTTGATCTGACCAGAAAGATTCTCCTTTTCTGCAACAGTGGCATCATACTTGCCTTTGTCGATGTACTGACCAGATCCAAGGTCTGCAAGTTTTACCTGTTTGTCCTTATTCTCCGGTTTTCCGTTATGAGCATTGACAGCGTCTGCCACCTGCTTATAGAGATCTTCGCCTAAAATGTCTTTTAAAAATTCCATATAGTTCCTTTCCTGCACCGTTTTTAAACGTGGTGTCCTCCACAGGCAGTATGCAGTTTTGATGCCATGCATAAGGGCAATTTGCCGCAGTTTAAACGTCTTAAGGCTTTCGGACAATATAAAAACAGGACTGCTGCTTACAATCCTGTTTCCATCGTTTTACATTTTGCGGTTGCACCGGTGCAACTTTTGATTTTGGGTATAAAAATACCACCATGCCATTTCTGACTGGTGGTATTCCCTTTTCTTTCGGATAGGCTGCACACTATACCCTAGGTTTTTGGTTCATAATGGTCACATTTTTTAACCTTACCGTTCCAGATTTCCGGCGGTATTCCGTTTTTCTTTGGATATGCTTTGCACGAATACGGAATTCCATCAAATTTAATTTTTTTACAGTCTTGGCAAATGGGAAATAAAGATTTCAATTGATATCTATCTATTTCTCGCGACATTCGATTCATCTCCTCTCGAATCTAGGCTTTACTCCATATAATTTGTATAATTCATTCCAAATTTCTTCGCCCAGTTTCACAAGTACTTCCTGTTCATTATGTCCGTTATAATATTGCTCGATTATTTTAGGTTTTAACTGATATAACAGCCGGTTATAATCATCACTAAATTTATCACTTGTTGGAAGTTGCTGTATATTTTCATTATATTCTAACACATATGCACCATTTTTCCCACAGGTTCTAAAACTTCTGACTTTATGATCTACCAACAGATACAGATCTTCCGGTGATGGTGGTGTGCTCAATGGATGGTTATGTGTAACATCGTTTCCTTTCATCAATTTTAACTGATGCTTCGTAAATTTTATAGTGTCTTCATTACCAAGCTGGCAGCTGATTGCTTTTCCATCCTCAAATATAACAGCTGTTTCATAATCATTCTGACTTATTTCCTGTTCAACTGTTTTTAAGTCTTTTCCTTTAAAATCGTAATACTTCGGATCTGCTTTATTATTATTTGTAATAAGGCCAAGTCTATCTCTTGCTTCTGTGTCGCCATCCACAAAAGATTTCTTCCACTCCTCATACGTCGTATCTGCCGACACATAATACGTCTTGCCATCCTCTCCTCTTGCCGCACGCTCTCCCACACTGTCAAATTCATCACCAAAATACGGACATGTACATCCGCGGCAGTTTGGATGGAACGGCGGTGCAGTCACACCGATCTGAAAGTCTTTCATGGGGAAATGTTTCAGATCCATGGATCCACAAAACTCACATGTATGGCTGTCTAATGTCTCCATGATTTCAAACTGCTGCACATCCAACTCTTTCATGCAGTCCTGTCTTGCCTTATTTGCAAATGCTGCAGATTCCGTCATGACTACCCTGCCCGCCTGTGCCCTAGATACTTTCATCTTCTTGGCAATCTCTGCAATAGCCCGGTCTGGTGCTTCTCCTGTGATGCACATGCGCGATAGACTGTTATGCAGCTGATTGATCAGCTTTGTCTTATTCTCCCACAGGCGGTCTGAAAAGTTCTTTCCATCCACCGCCCAGGGTTTACATACGATCATCTCCACGGTTCTTGAATCCAGCCGGTTTATAGTCGTGCCAATGCCGACACCTTTTTGTATTTCATAGGCAGTATGGTAAAAATCAGAGGTATATGTATTCCTGATGTGCTGATCTATTGCATCGATGCAGTTTCCATACAACTTTTCTGCTTCCTGCTGTATTTCAAGTTTTAAGGCTTCCAGTCTGCTGATATGCACTTTCGCAGATGCATTTTCTAACTGCTGCTCCCATTCCCCGCTTTTTTTATTTTCCTGTCCATATCTGATATATTGCTCAACATTCCAATGAAATTCTTTCAGTTCTCCTGCATTAAGCAGCTTCCGCGCTTCCTGCATAGATACACCATTGTTATCTGCAAGTCTCTGATACCAGGAATTGATCTTTGCATTAATTGCCGCAAGGGATCTGTCAAACTGCTCCTGAATTTCCTGCACTTTCTGAAATGAAGTATCGTGCTGTGCCTGCTCCATCTGTTTAAAACGTTCCTGCCAGTATTTACCTGTCCGTTCACCCATGCGATCACCTGCCCCGTTCCTTTATTCCATGTTTTTTGGATCATCGTTCTTTTCTGGATTATCTTTCTTCGCCGGATCATCCTTTTGTGACTGTCCAAAGGCTCCGGTGTAAGCATCCGCTTTCTCCTGTGCCTCTTTCTCTTCTTTTTCTATCTGCTTCAATTCCTCATCAGCATCTTCGACCAACGGATGATTTTTTAGGATCGTCTTTTTACTGACAATGCCAACTGAATCCCTGCATATCTGTGCCTGCTCTGTATCATTCTTGATACGGGTACGGGTCCATGTCTGTATAATGGTGTCGCACTGGATGCCAATGCTCCTGCAGATTGCCCGGATAAGACGCGCAAAACCAAGTTTAAATTCTGTCTCCATTAGTCCGGTTTTCATCTCCAGAAGCGAATACATAAATTTCAGTGCTTCCCCCGACTGGTTCCCGAAGTTCTCTGGCTGTGGATCAAATCCCTGCCCCTGTTCAAAAATTGCCTTTCTGGTGGCTTCCAGAACACTGTTCCGGGCTTCAATTGGAATCTCAATATTGAGAGTTGACACTGCACCGCCCTCATCCCCATCTACCTTGATGGTCTTGTATTTTTTCAAATCAGAAAGAAAACTGTTCAGATCCTCGCCGCCGTATCCGGATAACACAAAGATCAATTCCTGTATATCATCCAAATCATTAATAAAACCGCTGTAGACCTTGTCATATACGTCTATCAGCGGCTTAATGTTTCGCAGATCATCTGTATGTATATTGTTGTTGTAAAATGGGATAAATGGCACTTCCTCAAAATCATGGTGGTAATCGGCGGTCATGTCACTGGTAGCAGGATCAGCAAACATTTCATAGTATGTCAGCAGATCAAGTGTCTCTCCCGCCCTTCGCCGGAATGCCTGGCACTCTGTATCCGTCCAGTATTCATACACGGTATAATTGTCTCCAGTTGCATCGTCGATGTCCGGATATACCCGCATGGCTCCGATTAGCCTACGCTTTAAACTCCGGTCAAATACCGGGATGACCTGTTCTGATGGAACAACCGCCCATTCAAAACCACTATCGCCCTGCCAGTAATGTACCCAGCCAATTGTGGTATTGGCAGCATTTACACATAGCTCCATGCAGTTTTTCGCATATTCATCCCCCAGAGCCTTTGTGATTCGTTTATTTGCGGCAGTATTTCCAACATCAAACAGCGGCGGTGCAGTAAACGCATAGGATGCTTTCTGGTTCACGATCAGACCATGAAAGTTCCGAGGAATCCGGTTGTCTGCGTTGCGCAGTGGATTGTCCGGTTCTTCTTTTTCCTTGTCTTTTGGTTTGTCCCGGAACAGGATATCAGTCTCGTTGCGATAATACCGCTCTGCCACTGCTGCACGCGTCACAAACGCGGCGTGACCGGGTTCATATTTTTTTATCAGTTGTTTCATTGTTTTAATGTCCATTTAATTTCTCCCACAAAAAGTGACAGGCTTTTATCAGCCTGTCACTTTTTCGTTGTCACGGTCATATGCCTTTTTCTCAACATCATATGTAGCGTAATAGAACGGTTGTTTATTATTTTTATAAATGTATGCTTTCATATAATACCAAATGCAACCAATATATATACGCCCCATAAAGAAATCATGCTTACCGGTATTACAATATCAATCTTCCTCCTGGTTTCTCTCCAGTTACCAAATGGTCTTTCTCTACTTATTTCTCTTGAAAGATATTCATTTACCTTTTGTCTTATTTTTTTATTCTTACAATAAATCAATTCTGTTAATGGTTCACTATTCTCTTTTTCTACAAAATCGCCATTAACATCAAATCTATCACCAAGACAATACTTGTGGAAATCTACAAGTAAAAAACGATAATATATCACCGGCAACCATACATATATAATCTGAAAAACTGCAATTACAGCAATTAATATCGTTGCAATTTTACTTTTATCAATAATAATCGCTCCAACAGCAAGCATTATTGACTGTGAAGATAAGAAATTGCTTCTGTATGCTTGTAAATTTGCCTCATAAGTAGACCAACTATTATCACCCATATCTATTTCCTCCATTCGTATTATATAATGAATAAAGGTTTTTTTCAACTTTTGACGCACCGCCGCTCAATATGTGCCGCCTGCAGATTTTACCAAATTTAATCCAATTTCCTTGGTTAAACCTTGTGTAACCGTCCGTTTTTCATTTATCCCTCATTTCAAAATACTTACGCCACCGCGATTTTCATCCGTGTAAATTGCATACCGGATTGCATCCTGTACATCATCAAACTGTTTTACCGGCTCCCCAGTCTTTTCATTCCAAACATACATATAGATTTCATTCCGGAACCGATCAACATCATCCACGATCCGTAATTTGTTCTGCTTGTACAACTGCGCCACACGCTCAATGCCACTCAGTACAGATTTATTGGCATTGATTGCCCGTAAGCCATTTTTTTTGAACTTCTTTACATATTCCGGACGGGCGGAATCACAATAGAATGGAATATTTCCGTACTCGGCTTTGATTGCCTGCGCCTGCTCTAACCAGAAATCTATTTCCTCAAACTGACGAGCAACTTCTCTGATTAGATAATAACTGCCCTGATCATCTTTTCCGATCAGCACGATTGCTCCGAAATGTTCATATCCCCAGTCAACCCCTGCAATATACTTGACAAAGTTGATTTTTTGTAGTTCTGCTCTGCTGATATAATGGATCTTTGCATTGAAGTCCCGATACACGGCACCCTTGCCCATTACCCACATTCCCTCAATATTGCGATCATAGAACATTCCAGACGGTGTTGTTTCTTTCATGTTCTGTTTATAGCACTCTGATAAGAAAGTGTTATCATCCAGCCGATATTGAACTGCCTTGATTGTTTTGCCATCTGCCTTATCAATGAAATCTTTTTTTAGCCAGTGTTCGGGGTTGTCTGGGTTGGTATCAATCAGCATCCTTGCACCATTGCCGGAACATCTGGACTTGATCTCATCAAACACTTCCTGCTTTGCCATCGTACCTTCATTGATGTACGCACCATATGCTGTCATTCCTCGGATGCGACCCAGATCATTGATCTTGGAATGCCCGAAGCAGCATACCTGCACCCCAAACAGCTTGAAACGGTTGAATTTATCAAAATGAAACTCAATGCCATATTTGTTTGAAAGTTCAATCAGCACATTTCGGTTGAGCGCTCCAAGATCAGCACCTGCCAGTATATATTGTGGATTCTCCACCCCCTGCGCGACCGCTATTTTTTTAATCCGGCGAAGTTCATACAAGAACAGATCATTATCTAAGACTGTCTTACCGGTACGCTTTGCACCGTGATTAATCAGCATGAAATAATCATTGTTTACGGCAAAGCGGAATGTATCAAGCTGTTTTGGTGTATACAAATCACTCAGCATCCCTCAATGCACCCTCTATCTGTTCAAATAATTGATCCAGTTTGTTCTCCCGATCATCTTTGCCGGCATCTGCTCTCGATTTCAATAATGCAATCTCTGCCCTCTGTTTCTCTGTAGCAAGACCCATATGATCTGATAGCCACTGCAAGGCTTTCATCCGGTCGGCAAGCTTTACTTTTATGCCATCCTTACCTTTTGAGACTTCGGAAATGATTGTTCCGTCCACGTCTGCATCATTCTTGATGTTGACATGACTTACCGTGATGGTCTTTCGCTCTCCCGTATCCAGGATCACATCCACATCTTCATTCCCAAATTCCATAAAGTTTGTCACGTCAGCAAAGGCAATATCCATGTACTTCTGGAAAATGTCAGACTCACTTAGGAACTCCCTGTTGAGTCGATCCTGCTTTAACCGCAAGATTTCATCTTTTATCCTAGCATTTCCTAGCATTCGCGAACCATTCACCAGAGCCGTTGCATAATCACAGCCATATGCTTTTTGATATGCTTTTGTAGCATTGAAACAGCGAATGTAATGTATACAAAAAAGCTGTTGCTTATCGGTCAAATCAGTATTCTGTATCACCTGCTTGACTTCATCAGCTACAGCTTTTTTCGTAACGTTCTTTTTGCTTTCCGAACGTTCGCTTTTCTTTTCCGAACGCTCGCTTTGATGCTCGCCATCCCAATGGTATGTACTTTTCCATCTTCGGACTGTACCGGCTGGGACTTTTAACCGATCTGCAATCTCGACCAGCTTCATCCCATCCTTATACAGCTTCCGGGCCTTCTCTGCCTTTTCGTTCGGACTTCTTGCCACTGTTGCCACCTTCCTGTTTCTTCTTTTCCCTGCACTCTTTCATAACATGCGCAATCGCCTGTTCGGCTGTTGGATCACTGTATCTTTCTTTATTCATCCTGTTACTCCATTCATACGGAGGTCGCGGCTCCCCTAAGTTTCATGGAGCCGCTTAAGTTGTGAGAGCATAAAAAAGAGACTGCCGAAGCAATCTCCCTTTAAACCTTTCGTTCAGTATAACAATATCATATTATGAGTATCACATTTAATCACATCTTGAAATTTTCTAACGCTTTTTTATGGATTCTATGTGTATGCTGCCAACTATGATTCATTTTCACACAGATATCCTCCCACTTCATCAGCCTTATGTAGCGATACATCAGCACATCCTTTTCGTCCTCATTGTCCATACGCTCTATCTTGTCCGTGATATCCCTGCACAATTTGATTCTGTTGTACCTGGCTTTCATGTACCGTCTTTCCTCTTCATCCAGCAGTGCGGCATAACCGGATAGATCGGTGTTGTTGTGTGCGTGTGGCATACCATCATTACCTGCGGATGGCATGATCTTGCTTAAGCGCATTTCTGTTATCTTTTCCTCGCTGCGCTTCATCTGGCGCACTGCTTTTTCATATTCTTTTAAATATTCCTTTTTCTGTTCTGTTTCTGTCAATCCTTACCCTCCATTGATTGCAACATTAATTCATGGTTTTTTCGTATATATTGTCATAATTACAACATTTTTACATATTATATCATATGTTTATATAGTATACAAACATATATTCTGTTAAAAATAAAAAGAGTCAACTACCAATCAAACTAATGATCCATACTTGGCTCTTTCAATCTAATAAATCTTCTTTTCTATGCCTGTGTCCGAACTTCCTCAATAAATTCTCTCATCATTTTGCTAATCTGTCCCGCCTGACTCACTCCTGCGGCATCACATGCACTTGCAAATTCTTCTGTTAACTCTCTTCTGAGTTTGTATGACTTACTTATCAATCCAACCTTTTCATTCCATCTGTCCTGTGGTCTCATCTTTTCTGTACTCATAACAATTTACACCTCAAGCAATACTTTTCCATACTCATAAATAGCATCACTCGGCAAGTCAATTTCATCATTCCAAAACACACAAGTTCTACTTTCATCTAACTGCACCTGCTCAAACAGTCCGTAAATATTCTTCAAATCGTCATATCCCGGTAGTGTTGCAATATCATCATTCACATCATATAATACTTTCCTGCCGTCATCGAAACCAACTTCCAGCATATAATTTTTCATTGGTTTCACGCTTTTAATTCTTGGTATCATAATCTACCTCCTAAAAGAAAAACCGTTTACAAAGGTGGCAATTTCTTCAAATTCTGACTATCCCACATTTCAAGTAATTCTTTCTGGTTCTGAAGCATCCATTCCTTTACCAACTCCTGTGCTTTCTTTGGCAAGTCTCCCTCGGTCATTTCCATTGTCTGTAAATCAAATATACCGATATGCTCTCCATATAACGCATGTAAATGACTCGGCTCATGTTCTTTGGGTTTGAAAAACATCTTAATTACAATTCCATAAAATCTACTTATCTCTGGCATATTGATTACCTCCTGTAAGTATACAATAGCATACGGTGCACCGTATGTCAATAGATATAAAAATACCAACCATCGAATATTGACGGTTGGTAAACTATTATGCTTCTAAAATTATAAGCAAAAATATTAATCCGGCAACTATAACTACTCTATTAGTAAACACTCGTTTTAGAAAACCTTTCGCAAAATTCTTCTCACAATTTTCTATTATATCCAAATTTTTCTCTACCAGTGCTGATGTATCAGATATTAATTTATCGTCCCACTTACAGTTGTAATATTTTCCATCAGTAAGCATTTCATAATAAATATTGCACATAGCTTTCCTTATTTCATATTTGAATATTTTAGGATCAAATTTTTCAAAATCATCAACAGATTTCTTGAAATATCTCTCTGCCAATTCATATCTATCAAAGTATTTGCTATGATAATCATTCTTTATTTTCTCCTGTACAACTATTCCTCTTAGATTATTCGTCATTTTTTTTGCCGTATTTATTTCTTTTTGATATTCACTAAGAACATAAAATACAACTGAAACTATAATACTTGAAAAAATTCCTCCAACAATTCCAATGGCAAGATTTTGCATCACATCACTAAAATTCATATATTCCACTCGCTCTCACATTTATTAAAATAATTATACTGCTACATATATAATCAAGTAAATACTTTTATGTATCTTTCCACACCATTCTCAACTGTCCGTTCTTTTCTTCCACCAGATGCGCCATTCTCTGCCGCATAAGTCTCTGCGCCGTGCCCTTTTCTCCGGTAAAAACTCCGCCTGCTGATTGGGAGAATGCCGTAGTGTGCTTCCAGCATGTCATAACTGGTACCAACAACGATTGATTCTGTCAGCTTGTCAGCTATGATGCTGTCCACACCCATGCAGATCTCGTATACTTCTTTTTCATCCACGCACATTCCCCCTTTCGTTTTTGCGCAAAAAAATACCAACCATCAAATATTGACGTTTGGCATATATTATTACAAATATGTTTCTAACTCTCTCTTTTTTTCTTGTAACTCCTCGATTATACTTCCTCTTACATTCTTAACTATTAATTCTGTTGCTTTTAAATGCTTGCCCTTTAACACTCTATCCTCATCGTGTTTTCTAACAAATGGAATAACCAAATCTTTGATTTCCGCATCCATATCTTCAGATTCCAACTCTTCTATGCCACGTTCAATGAAAGAAACACAATTTTGAAGGTAATCCCCTTTCATAGAATTTAGCTTTAATGTTTCTCCACTATTATTCTCCCACTTTGAATAACCAGCGTTAAGATATGAATAGCCGAGTTCACATGCAAATCTTGTTATATTATCGTTTACAATTTCTATAACATTCTTTTCTTTTTTATCCATAGCGAATTACCTCTTTGATCTTTAAGTATATTAATTATACTACGTCAACCGTCAATATTCAATTGTCAATGTACTACATCTTTATATTTATTTCCCTAACATTAAGTAATTCTATTGTCCCATTTTATAACCCGAATAATAGGCACGCGGGTATTATCCTGCCTGCCTATTATCTCCTTACGCTGCCATTTCATCATTTAAGCATGATTCAATAACAATCCATAACTTTTTCATGAAATTTAATGCCACAGGTCTATCTTTACAAGCAACCATCATCTCCTGTTTTATCTGCTGCTGATCTTCTTTCGATATCCGATTAAGATAAACGATTATTTCTGCCACGTCTGGAATAATAGATACATAAAGTTCTCTTTCCGTCATCCTGCTACCTCCAATAAAATTTATCTTTCCAACACAAACACTGTTTCTCCATCCAGTGCTCTTTCAACATCAAGCACAATCCTTTTATTCATTTTCTTATCCCTTAAGACCAATTTGGCATTACAGTCATATTCATCAGATGCAACATCTTCGATAATGCATCCGATATATTCTCGTAAATCCTGTGCGCAATAAAGTGGATTTTTTTGCTGAAAATTTAAGACTTTTCCCATACTAAGCGACCTCCCCAAGAAATTTATTAATAAAATACTGCTGTCCTTTTCCAGTAACTTTAGTGGTTTTACTAATCCGAACCGAACCGTCTGGATTATTTACCGTGCTTTCTTTTACCTCAAATAATTCCAATTCCATACTTTTCTGTGTTGGCATATTCCAATCAGAGCCCTTTCTTTTAATCAAATAGCCATTATCACGCATCCAAATAAACAATCTTTTCTGTCCGATATCTACGCCATTCTGTTTCAGCAGCTTTGCCAAATCTCCAATAAGTATTGATGTATGGCTAGTGGCTACTGCATCCGCAAATATCTCTTTTGGTCGCATACGTTCATTGTCAGCTACTAATGCGATATTTTGTGTTTTCAAATTTTCAATGCTCTGATTTGCAATTTTTAATGCTCTCGCCATGACCTGTTCCGGTGTATTCCATGCTTTTTCTAAGTCAATGAGATACTGACGCACTACTTTGCCCTCTGGTGTTCTTTGAATCATACAAATCTGTTTCGCCATGTCAACGGAAATATCCGCATCTTTAGCTGGTCTGCCGCCTTTTTCGGAGGTTTCGCTCATTTTTGAGCAAAAGTCTTTTCCCTCTTCAAATCCATATTCACACATTCTTGGAAACCAATCCTTGAATGCCGTTTTGATATGTAACTGTTCATGTAATTCTCTTGCTGATACTGTCTGAGTATCAAAATCAACTTTTACCAAATCGTTCATCTATTTTTTCTCCTTTTCTCTTGCTTTTAATTTCGGAGTACCATATAATCAGCTTACAAGGTACTCCTTGTGCTTAAGACAATTCTTATGTGCTGGCTAGGCGGTTTGAATTGTCTTTTTTCTTTTCTGCTTACTTCTCTCTGAACGTATTCCATATATGTACCCCAACATAAATGCGTCTATGCCAAAATCAAACAAAGAATTAGTTCCATTTCTTCTGTGTACATCCAATAAATTCCTATAATCTTTAACTGCTACTCCATCTCCACACAATAAATTCACAGAATATTGACAGCCCAACATCTTCATCGTTTCATTTGCTTCATACAATTTCATTTTTATTACCTCCGTGTTTTTGTTTCGTTTATGAGTACATAATATACCCTTTCAGTTACTCTGTCAACACGTTTTTGAGTACATTTTAATTCTTTTTATTTACTTTCGTTTTGTTATATGTTATATTCAATGCAGAAAGGTGGTGAAAGCTATGGCTGTTGCTGATAAAATAAACGCATTGTTAAAAATTCGTGGTGTTAAGAAATATGAGTTAGCTGAATTTCTGGGAATGACGCCTCAATCATTGCGTAATAAATTTAATCGCGGAAGTTTTTCTTCCGAGGACTTGATAAAAATATCCAACTTTCTTGATTGTTCACTTGTCTTTGAAATTGATGATAAACAAAAAATCACACTCGATATGTCAGATATTAAGAGGGGCTAATACCTCTCTTTTTCATGGTGTTACCTCAAGGTATTCCATTTTCAATAATATTTAGACAGTTACACCACCACTACGCCAAATTACATGATATGATTTCATCTGTCCATTCGTTTGCGTATATTCGATTTCTCTAGGATACCCCTGATCTGCATACCAAGAGCGAACCATATCAATAACCTCCTGAATATACTTTCTAACAGTTCCTTGCCATTTTCCATTACTCTCCCATGTTTCTGTATACATATTTTCCGGGATGTCCAACCGCCGAATAATTTCATTTACAGCTTTATCTGCCGGCTTTCCCGAACTCTGATAATAAATTCCAACTTTTCGAGCAATATATACGGTGTCATAATATTGCTGTTCAGCTTCAATCATAACCGGAAGCGTTACATCCGCCTTTTCATATAACGATTTTGCTGTAAGAAGCTGTATCTTGCTATCACAACCAGCTGCAGCAAGCATCGGTGTTAAAATCTTGACTGCATTATTCACTGCCGATAAGCTTTCCGCATGCACTTTCTTAGTTTCTCTCTGCATCTCATAATGTCCTGTTTGACGTAATTTAGGAAGCACTTCATCAGCGATCCAATCTGTGAATTTTTCAGCATTCGGTTTATGGCTCTTAAATACCAACTTATAGACGCCACTTTCTGTGAGGAAATTCTCTCCAGCATTGTTCAACTTTCGGAAGTGCATATTATGCACATCCGAATTTTTAATCTTTACAACTTGCTTTTCAGAAAACCCACGAATACTACTCTTTACATCTGCAATATCAAGGATTTCTGCTACATGTTTTGGATTAAATAGTACTTGACCATTTAATTCAAAAATCTCCACATTACTTCCTTCAAAAACCATTAAATCATTCATCTATTTTCTCCTCTCTTTTTCATTTCACACCAACTATCACAAATGCCATCTGACCGTTATCATTCCTCTTTGTGAAATCCTCTGAAAGTTCAATTCCGAACTGCCTACATACCTGCTCTATATTCTTGGCTATTACTTCCGGGCTCTGTTTCTCAGCTTTCATTGTCCGTTCAAGAATTTTTAACAGATTTGCAACTTCTCCCACTGATGTAGCTTTAGGCTGATACTTTGCCATACTGTATGTACCCGTTTTTCTGATAGACGGTATTACCTCAAACGCGAGCCAATTCTGAAACTTATCTGCCACAATATTATTTGCTTTCATTCCAAGACGATAGAAAAGCGATTCTGGTATGTAATCGTCTTTCCCAACTTGTTGGGAAAAACCTAACTCCATACAATATCCATTCAAAGTTTCCCATCTTACATATTTCTTTCCGTTCTTCTCCTGTATCCATCCAAATCCAATCGCTGTATCTTCTGCACTAATTGAGATACTGCCATCTGGATTTGTAATCATTCTTGCCTGCATACCCAATTTGTTATTTTTAAATACTTCAATTTCATTCATCTTTTGATTCCTCTATCTTTCTTGTTATTTTCTCACGCCCATTTGGGTTTCAGTGAAATTTTAATAATACATATACCATAACGTACTTCAAATTTATTTATGTTATACTTTAAGCAATATTTTGATCAAACAATAAGTTTTTAAACACATTTCTCTTTAGATTTTAGGCTTGCTAGAATCTACCTTCCTGCTCCAAAATCCCGTTGATTTCTTCCTCTGAAATCACTTTCGTAAGCGGCGAATATCCACAGGCTTCTGTTGCTGCCTCAGATATCCGGTTTTTAATCCTGCTTATCGACATTCTGATCCTCGCTTTTTGCCAGTTTTGCATATTTCCATTCACATACATATGCCGGATCTTCAGCACTCCATGATGTAGTGCCCTGTTTCCATGCATACACTAATCCGTTGTTGTATTTTGCAAAATATCTCCGATCCCATCCACAGGATTCGCTATGTCTCACAAGAATCGGTGTATCAACTGGAACTCTACTCCAATCAACCTGTGGTTCAATCGGTTCGACATATTCGCTGTTCGCCCATTTTCTCGTCTTTATTTCACAATCTCTTATTGTGCCGCCATTAAAATTACACTCGTTGCACTGTGTTTTTCTGCAATTTTCCAGCTTTCCATTAACGATGGCAATGTTCCCCCCATTGCACGCGATTTCAATAATCTCTTTTGCATACTTCTCTCTATTCAGCATCCTTCTTCTCCTTCCCATACCGCAACTGATACGGTACTTCTTTGAATCTCTTTAACGCATCCTGGTCCAGGTGCTTTGTCGGCATTGACAAGTTATTATTCATTTTTCCGATAATTGCGCGGCGTTTCTTACCTTCTTTTCACATTTATATCTCCCTGCTCCTTTCATCACAGCCACAATCTCCCGGTACTCTCTTTCTCTTTTAGAAATTTCTCGATCAAGTACATCCAACCGTCTAAACAGTGCCGCCGTGTACTCTTCGTCCGTCAGCTCCGTTGTTCTTTTCTTACCTTTTGCCGCAAGTGGCAACCGCACCTGTTCACCGTTATGCATCAAGACCTTAATGATCTCCAATCGCGGCACACAATTTAAATCTGCTAAAATCTGCAGCTGGCTTACTCTGTCCTTTGCGCTGCGGTACTGCCTGCAAATTTCTCCCTCCGTCATATTCACTTCAACCACCTCCCGGTTGCGAATTTAACACCTGTTTTTCTAATTCGTCATAGTCATATTGACGATGATTAATATTACTAAAAGCATTGCTTTTGCCCTTATGCTCTGTTGCTTTGCCAGGCACATAGTTCTCATCCAGATAATCTACATAGCCACTGTTAAAAAATGTGCTCCCGTACTGTGCTTTCCGCCAGTCGGCGTCCTTCTGCAATTCAAGACTGTAGCGGTCAATCGCTTTAACAAGCCTATCTTCCCCGATTGCAAGTAGCCGTTTCTTTTGGGCATCCGATACCTGTCCTTTGCCTTTTTTGTTCGGATATGCTTTCCACAGACGTTCGAACAACGCTTTGGCATCCGCCAAAGTATTTTTATTATTATCATTAACATTTACAGTAACATTAACATTATCAGTAACAGGGTTATTTTGCTTTTCAGAAAAACCATTTGCTTTTTTTGCTTTCTCTTGTTTTTGTGAAATATCTTTTGTTTTTGGTCTGCCGCCAAGTTTTCCGGCTTCCCGGCGTTTCTCAATCTTCTCCAAATATGCGGCAGTATCACGATCTATCCTTGATTTGATAAAGCTGAATGCCATATTGGTCATGCCGTCCATTTCCGGCAGTTCATCCCCTGACGCGTAACACAATACTGCCGTCAGGAGTGCTCCTCGCTGTTCCATCGTAAGCAGTTTTATATGTTCCAGATACTCCGCATACAGGACAAAGCTGCTCTTTTCATCCGTCAAGACATCACCCCGTTTCCAAGTCCTTAAGAAGCTCTCTCAGTGACATTTTTGCCTGCGCCTGTGTAAGTTCCGTAATGGTCACTTCAATTCTTGGATTGTCCTTATCCACGTCCGTATCAAAGTAAAAATGCGGTATATATTTCTGACCATCATCTTTGATTACCCATGCTTTTTTCAAGCTGTCCTGCACGAACTTGGCGGCGCAGGACAAAATGTTATCATTATCCCTGCGACGGTCTTTTTCATAAAACTGATAGTAGATCAGAACCGGATCCGTGATATGTACACCGGGAAGTTGCTGCCTTATATACCAGATGATAGATTCCTCACTTTTCTTTTTCATCCGTCCGCCTTTGCGTGGATTTGTCCGGTTTGCGGCTGTATAGTCATTTAAACCATCCAACCGTCCGGGAATCGTAAATTTATACTCCATTGACACCACCCATTCCCGCATTACAGCTTCTTATTTCAAGGATTGTATTATTACTTGGATTCCATCCTTCGACATATTCAACAGCTTCCTGGTATCTCTTGGTTGGAATATTGTTTCTGGAATTGACTCTGAAATAATCCTGAATATCATGATTACACTCAGAAAACACCTTTTTGCTCATTTCCTTATACGCCAGTGCTTTTTTACCACCAAGAACCTCAATCACTCTTTTATTTACAGTTTTCTTTAATTCCTGCTGCTGTTCATAATCAATGGTCATAGTATTTTCAAGATGTGTGATTCTCTCTTCGTGACCATCAATCATACCAAGCTGTACACGCATCATCTCCTGTGGTGTCATTGGCTTCTGATAGGTGCCGGTTCTTCTGATCTGTGGCAGCACTTCTGATGTTACCCAATGTTTAAATCTTTTTGCTGAATCAAGTTTGCTGCCGAAAATCAATGCATATAAACCAGACTCATTTATAATGACCTGATTTGGGTTTCCTCTCCTTTTTCCGTCGGAAATCACGACGGTATTCTTATCCTCATCCATAACATGTGTCGCAAGCGCATCTCTCGTATTTGAATAACCAAGTGCTTCTGCAACGTCTTTCCCAACAAACCACGGCTCTCCATCTATGGCAACTGTCCGGATTTCTCCAAACTCTCTATTCTTAAAAATCTCTAACTGATTCAATATCTTCTCCTTTCCCTCCGGCACCCATCGGCACCGGAGATCATGGCTCTTAATAATACTGTGATATATTATTCTGCATGAACTGTTTCTTAAGGTGTTTCAACCCTACAAATCTTTTGCAACGATCCCGTACACCTTATAGGCTTCACGGAATCGGATCACTCCCATCTGATGCGCTATGGTGTGGTGCATCCGGCAAAGACAAATTTTCTTATAATTTGAATCATCAACCTTCCGCCTATCATTCCCCATTCCAATAGCATCCTCGTGATGTATTTCACCATCCTTGCCACATATGGCACATTTTTTATGTATCAGGCAGTAATATAAATACCGTCCAATATCATCTGTCCGGTTTATGGCATTGTCAGAAAGCGGTATGCCATTCTCTAAGGCAAATTCCAGAATTGTGTTGATAAATTCCCTTGCCGTGTCCATCGAACAGTTCGACAAGCTGAATTTTGGATCTCCCGTGCGGATCATGTGCTCATATTTCAGAAGCTCCTTCATTTCTTCCGGCAGATAACCTGTCCAATCAGCAATGTCCCTGATCGTGGCGTATGCTTTTTTTCTTTGCTCTGCAGATATATGCCTGCCATCATCAAACCGAATCTCGGCGTTTTGAATTTTCTTTCTGCGGAGTATATCTCCAAGTTTCATCCCGGATATGGAAATCACTAAATCAGTACCATCTTTATTTTCCCTGTACTGTTTAATGCCTACCTGTGCATACATCACTCATCACCGTATCTCTCTTTTAAAACGTTAAGCATTTTTCCTGCATTTGCCGCCGTAAGATCGCTCCACGTCGTGTTATTGGTTTTTAACCAATACTCTGCATTAATCTTGTGCTTTTTACATAAATTTTTTATTGTGGTTATCTGTGCAGGAGATGCTTTTTCATCTTCAAGCGGTACAGCGTTACTGAACGGCTGCATTTCTTCTTTTAGCCATAGATTAAATCCCAGTCCGGTATTAATCGCCACGCATTTGACAAATGCTCTGCACATACTGTTCCATACCCTCTGTTGGCTCATTGAATTGTCTTTTACAGGATTCACACCATTCATTACCGGAGTCTGCATCTCATACTCTTTGTCATCGATAACAACTTTTATCCTGGTTTCATAACATCTGTTTGTATTTCCTTTTGAATCCGTGAAAACCACGTCCGACATACGCAAACTACTTCCGGTCTTTTCGTCCGGGATCGGGTCCCAACGGACAACCTTTGCACCATTCTCATGCAGCAAATCAATGCATTTCGCCCAATTAAGATATGTAAGTCCATCTCTTTCCTCGCAATACGGTTTTACATCAATCTGCCTCATTTCCTCATAACTTTTAAGTGCCAAAATATCCCTCCTAGTCCTCAATATAAACTCTCATATCATCCAAACAGCGGTCACAGTAATAATCTCCTCTGATCTGTACTGCAGAATCTTCCTGAATGTGTTCTCCGCAGCAAACACATTTCGGTCTGGCTGACAGCCACTGCTCCTGATCTACATCTCGCTGTTGGAACAAATCGTAATTATCTGGCACAGTCTCATTCATGATCTTCCACCGCATCCTTACTGAAATATTCTTTCATTTCCGCATCAGAAGGATAAGTATGCAGTTCCATATTAGAATGGTAAAAAAACGCATATGTATATGTGCCATCAATTGAAATATAATCTCTTTTCTCAGTAAAAACAGACTCCTTAAACTGCTCTGCATACGCCACAAAGTCAGCCGTCGACGTAATAAAAATTCTGTCAGCATCCTCAGGAACACTTAATCCTAAGTCTTTTTTCATCTGAATAAGCTGTTTCTGTGTCTCGATAATCTTTTCCAAGGCTACCGCTTTCATCTCAATACTTGCATCCACTTATAAATTCCTCCATTTCCATCTGCTTCCAGTCCGTCGTCCGAACCATCCGCTCCATCTGATCTTCACGCTGCTGCCGTTTTGTCTCCCCGGTTATGCAGTCATCACAGACACCGTTCTGACCTTCCCCAGGATCCATGGAACATCCGCAGCGTCTACATTGTTTCTCATACATTGACACAACCTCAATTCCAGTGTTACAATAAACGCAGAAATACTAGGTATTTCCACGATTGAAATAGCACCTGCGCTCGCCAAAGTTCAGGGTGCTATTTTTCTTTTTCACTAAGTAACCATCCTTTCATCTGATGATAAATTGGCACATAACTTTCAGCATTAACTTCGATATTGAAATCAAGTCCCACTTTCGCAATAATCATGCCAACAGCCATATCCTCTACTTTGGGATTTTCTTCCTCGCTTAAACATTGTGCATTTGTCACTGCCTTGCCTCCTTCATACTGTCACTGCAATCGATCAGTTCCATATCCCCATCCAGCTTGTCCGCCTGCCGAAAATAAAGCAACTCGATCTGCATCTCTCTCCTGTGCTCCGACAGGACTCTCAACCCGTACCCTGCACCGGCGATAAATCCACCAAGGATGCAGACCAGTGCGGCATAGTACATATACACTCCGTCGCTGTCTAAGCAGCACATGGCAAGCATTGATATCGTTCCGCCGGTTGCCATGATGATTTTAGATAACCGTTTCACACACTACCACCTCCCTTCATAATTTCATCAAAGTAAGGATTTCAGAATCAGACACCTTCAACTCTTTAAACAAAATCAACATATCTGAATAACTGAACAATCCCTTTTTTAAGCGATTGCAAAATGATGGCTGAGTAATTCCGATCATCTTTGCTAAATCTGCCTGAGTCAAACCCTGTTCATACATCTTCCCAACAATCCATTTGCTGAAATCGCTGACTTTGTATTCTTTTTTCTTAATGGTTACTCTAGGCATTCAACCACCTCCTACTCTACCGGAATCCCGATCACACTCTCCATCAGATCAATGTGATCTACAGTTATATGTACCTCGGTATGTGGATCATGGTTCTTTTTCAACCAGTCGACTACCGGCTGACACAGTTCTTTTAACTCTTCTACTTCGCTCATGTTTTCTCCCTTCTATTGTTTTATTGAACTGGTGTCAAACACACTTCTTGTAAATCTGCTCACTGACCGAAATTCCAAGATCATACTTGTCATTTACTCCCATCAGCTCGACCGTATCTTCCAAAATCGGTTCTCGCTCTACCAGCATCTGCGGTGTCATATCCGCTTTCTTTACCATCTTGGGATAACCATAGCGGTTCGAAATTGCTTTGTTGGCAATAGTATTTGCCTTGATAAAGTCAACCCTTACTGGATTTCTTAATGATTGCTGTAGCTGTCGCATGGCTTCTTTCTGGTGTTCCTTGTCTAACATTCGGAAAACTTGAAATCCTTCAAGTCCAGTTGACACCCTAAGTTCTGCCAACATATGATATGTCCACTCTTGAAAACTCTTTGCTTCTGGCTTTCTGCTCTGAAATATTGTTTGATAAATTCCAAACTCATCTACAATAATGAACTTATGTGGTCTACCAGTTTCGTCTACCTCAACCCCATTTGAAATGTGGTTGGCATTCAATCTTGACTTCACGCCATCAGTTCTGAGTTCTAGTGCATCGCACACATCTTTCAGTACCGCCCACCATTCCCCATCCTTTTCTACAAATCGGATAGGATAACCGTTCCAAATTTCTGTTTTCATACTTCGCCTTTCCCTGTAAAAATTTTTCTCAACTCAACAGCTTCTTTGCTGTTCTGGAGAATACTCTCCTTAAAATCGTTACTGTCTGATGCCACCAACTGAATGAGCAATGACGCTTTCTTAAGTCCTTCCTGTCTGCCACGTTCATATCCAACGCGGTACGCTTCTCTTTCCTGTGGTGTCATGTATCTTGGAATGTTCATATTATCACTCTCTTCCTTTTTACGTTTACGTAAGCTATTTTGCAAAAAAAATTTCAAGTGGAGAATCCAACTTAAGAAAGACACAGATATTCTGTATCTCATCCCTGCTAAATTCACTTGTCCCATTAATTTTTCGATATAGTGTAGATTCGTTAATATTAAGGTATTCTGCCACATCTGCGATTGTTTTCCCACTTTCAATTACTGCTGCCTTAAACTTCAATTTGTTAAACAACTCCTATTCTCTCCTTTCCTTTGTTTTACGTTTCCGTAAGTTCAATATAGCACATGTTTTACGTAAACGCAATACGTTTTTGCAATTTTTTTATTTTTTTTGCATTTTCGTATTGCATTTTTGCAATAGTAACCTTATAATTAAGGCACAAAGAAAAAGGGGTGAAAACCTATGGATGTAAAAGATGTTTTGAAAAATAGAAGACTTGAAAAGCAACTTACTCTTGATGATGTTGGACATTTAGTAGGTGTATCTGCCGCGACTATTTCACGTTGGGAAAGCGGAGATATTGCAAATATGAAAAGAGATAAAATCGTAAAACTTGCGAAAGCACTTGATATATCACCTGCTATCATAATGGGATGGGATGAAACTATTTCCTCAAATGATACGCAACAGCACCTAGATCCAGACATTAGACGCATTGAACGTGCTAGACAAAAAATGCCAGAAGCAGACAAAAAATTTATGATGGCTATGTTAGAACGTTCTTTTTCAGATTACTTTGAGGATGATGGTTCAGATGACCCAGACTAATATATCTTTTGAACGACGCAGGGAAATAAAAGAAGCTGTATATAAAATGCTTGCTCATTATGGTCATTATTTTATTCCAGTAAAAATAAAAGCAATAGCCCGCAGTTTTGCTTATATTCGCTTAGTTCCGTATAGCAAACATATGAAAAATAATAATTTATCTTATGATGATATGATAAAATTTACTGGAACTAAAGATGCTTGTACAGATTATTATGCAAAAGCCAATTTTTTCATAATATATTACAACAACATAGATAGAAACATTACAACCTCAAATCGCTACCGTTGGAATATTGCTCATGAATTAGGACACATTATGCTTGGTCATCACATTACTCATGAAAAGACGAGAATATTTCGAAACGAATTATCAAACAGCGAATATGATGAACTCGAAGAAGAAGCTGATTATTTTGCTTCGCTTATCTTAGTTCCACATGCTGCTCTGCTTGGTTTTCAAATAAGAAATGCGAATTATATTAAGGTTATGTGTAAAATATCCGAACCGGCAGCTAAACGTCGTTATTATGAATTTTCAGAATGGAAATCTCATGTTAGTGCACAAGACGAATATGATAAACGAATTTTTCATTTATATTATAATTTCATCTACAAACGAAAATGTAAAAACTGTTGTGCTGGTTTAATTCAGAGATATGGAAAGCACTGCCCTATATGTGGCGAAAAAAAAACTTTAGAATGGGGAGATGGAGATAGCATGAAATATCCTTTATTAGAAACCTATGAAAACGGAAAATTAAAAGAATGCCCTGTTTGTCATAATGAGGAAACAAATATTGAGGGCGATTTTTGCCAGATATGTGGAACTAATCTGGTTAACAAGTGTATTTATGATGGCTGTTCAAATACAGATTCCTTGCCATCCAATGCAAGATATTGTCCTATGTGCGGATATACTAGTTCTTTCCTAAACAACGGTTTATTAAAAGCCTGGGATTATAAAGAATATACCAACAATTCCGACGGCTTTATGAATATTCCAGATGGCATTGACGAAGAACTACCTTTTAATTAGTCACTACACTTTGACAATATAATACACTTACCAAGGGAACTGAAGGGCGATATGCCGGCTGCCGGATACTTAAGAAGGGAGCTGGTGCCAATGGTTACATACAGTGATTTATTCACTTTCGTGATTATGCTCTGTGCTGTTATAACTCTTGTTTTACACATCAAAAGCAGAAAAAAATAGCGCCCTCAGCCTGGTAAACTAAGACGCTATTTTTATAGAACATTTTTTACCGGCGGCTAGGCTTTATCTAGCTTTCGGTTCTCTTGTTAAGTGTATTATATGTCAATCGAATATTTTTGTCAAACTTGAAACTCTGGGATAGAGATAAGTTACAGGAAATGATAAATAATATAAAACAGGAGGGATTTACATGAAACTAACTGCATTGGGAACTGAAATTTCCGTTATTGATTCAAATGAAGGATTTGCAGACGCATACCTTTCTCTAACAGATTTAGCAAAATATAAAAATTCCGAAGACCCACGAATTGTAATATCAAACTGGCTAAGCTCTTATTCCACAATAGACTTTCTCGCCGCATGGGAATCTCTCTACAATCCAAATTTTAACCGTATGGAATTCCAGACGGTTAGAAGTGCATCTGGACGACTAATAATGACTTCTAAGCAGTGGATTGAACGAATGAATGCTATCGGGATAGCATCTAAATCCGGACGATATGGTGGAACTTATGCGCATCCAGACATTGCTTTTGAATTTGCATCATGGATTTCGCCAGAATTTAAGTTGTATGTTATCAAAGACTATCAGCGACTAAAAGCAGATGAGGCGCACCGTCTTGAAATTGGTTGGGATACTAAACGTGAATTATCAAAAATTAACTATCGGATACACACTGATGCTATCAAGGAATTTTTAATTACACCCGAATTAACTAAACAGGAAAAAGGCTATAAATACGCAAACGAAGCAGATATTTTAAATGTAGCATTATTCGGAAAAACTGCAAAGCAATGGCGTGATGAAACAGGACGCAAAAAAGAAAACATGCGTGACTATGCCAGCGTTGAACAACTCATTGTTCTAGTTAACCTAGAAAGCATGAATGCTGATTTGATTCGCCAAGGTTTATCACCACAAGAACGTTTAAAAAAACTCCGTAGCGTTGCATATTACCAGCTTAATTCTTTATATAGCAGCAATGCTGCTAATAGATTAAAAAATTCTATCCAAAACCAAATTGAACAAAAGTAAAAAAACCGCCCCACTCTACCAAAGCAGGACGGTCACGCTCTGAATGATTCAAAGCCCTCAACAAGCATATTGTATCATTCGGAGCAGCCAAGCGCAAGCAGAACACAGGTTCTCGCTGGCTGTTATTTTTATACTCAAAAATAGAAAGGATGATGCATATGAAAATCGAAAAACTCCCAAGTGGTTCTTACCGGATCAGAAAAATGTACAAAGGGCAAATGTATACGGTTGTATTCGATGAGAAGCCAACACAAAAGGAAGCCTTACAGGCAATGTCGGAGAAATTAGACAGCGTTCCTCCTGCTTCCACTATTCCAACAACCTTCCAATCAGCCTGTGATGAATTTTTCAGAATCAAAGGTAATGTTCTTAGTCCTTCCACAAAAAATGGCTATATGAGCATATTCCGTAACTTATCTGATGAATTTAAAAGTCTTAGACTGTCGGATATAAAACAAACTGATATTCAAAAAGAAATAAATGATTATTCAGTATCACGTTCTCCAAAAACAACTGCAAACGCAAATGGCTTTATTCTCTCTGTTATGGAAACATTCCGGCCAGATGCAGTATTTCATATCACATTGCCGCAGAAAGAAAAGAAAGAACCATACATTCCAACAAGCGGCGAAGTCAAACTGATTTTAGAAAAAGCCACTGGAACAAAATACTACATACCGCTCCTACTTGCATGCTGCGGACTCCGTAGAAGTGAAATCCTTGCATTAGAGCTTTCTGATCTATCAGATGACAACATTCTGACAATTAATAAAGCAATGGTCGTTGGCAGCGATAAACAATGGCACATTAAATCAACTAAGACAACTAACAGCTCTAGGAAAATTATAATACCGGAGTTTGTTGCCGACATGATCCGGGCGCAGGGATATATCTATAAAGGCTCTGCCAATCAGATCTACGAAAATTTACAGAAATATCAAAATGAGCTCGGTATTCAAAATTTTAAACTGCATGCTCTCCGTCATTATTTTGCCACAATGATGAGTCAGACGATGAGCGAAGAAGATGTTATGAAAATGGGTGGATGGTCAACACCCCATGTGATGAAAGCCGTGTATCGCCATTCCACCATTGACAGAGATAAAGAGAAACAAAAGAATGCAATGAACGGATTATTTAAGAATTTGTCATGA